TCAGGTTTCCTCCAAATCGTTCCAGATCTCGCAGATCTTGCCGTTCTCTTTGTATACGCGGGGCACGCGGCGCGCCAGCCCGCAGACAATTTCGTAGTTGATGGTCTGGGTCTTGGCTGCAATGGTGTCGGCGGTGTCGCCGCCGCCCGGGCCAAAGACTGTGACCTCGTCGCCCATCTTCACGCAGGGAATGTCCGTCACATCGACCATTGTCTGGTCCATGCAGACGCGCCCGACCACGGGGGCACGCTGGCCGCGGATGGCCATGACGCCCCGGTCCGGCCCGCCGGACAGCATCCGCGGGTAGCCGTCAGCGTAGCCCACACAGACTGTGGCGACGCGCATCGGCTTATCGGCGGTAAAGGTGCGCCCGTAGCTGACGCTCTGGCCGGGCTGCAGCTCCTTGACAAAGGTCACGACGGATTTCAGCGACATGACGGGCTGCAGGGCGGGGAAGTGTACCTCATTGCTGGGGTCAAGCCCGTACAGGATGATGCCCGCGCGGGTCATGTCGTGCCGCCACTCGGGGTGGCGCAGCTGTGCGGCAGAGTTGGCGCAGTGTACCGTGCCGACAGGGCAGCCGTCCGCACGCAGCCGCTCCACGACCTGCGCGAACAGCGCGTGCTGCTCGTCGGTGTAGCGCTCGTCGTCGGGTTCGACGCTGTCCGCCACCGCAAAGTGCTGAAAGACGCCGCAGATGTCCAGCCCGGGCAGGGCGTAGAGAGCCTCCAGCTCGCGGATGGTTTCCGCAAAGCCGGAACGCACCGCAAAGCCGATGCGGCCCATGCCGGTGTCGATCTTCAGGTGGACCTTAACCTTGACGCCCGCCTTGACGGCGGCAGCGGAGAGCGCCTGTGCGTATTCGGTCGAATAGCAGGTGGTGATCAGGTCGTTGGCAGCCAGCACAGCCGCATAGGTGGGGTCGGCGTAGCCCAGAATCAGGATGGGTGTTGTGATGCCGCCGCGGCGCAGGTGCCGCCCCTCGCCAAGGGAGCTGACCGCGAAGCCCGCAGCACCGGCCTCCTGCAGAACGCGGGCGATGACGTTATCGCCGTGGCCGTAGGCGTCCGCCTTGACGACGGCGCAGACCGGCCCGCCTACGGTGCGGCGGATATATTCATAATTTTCACGCAGGGCCGTCAAATCGATCTCGGCCCAGCAGTGCTTTTCCAAGGTAAGTGTATTCATAGTGCGCCATTTCCTCCGTAACAGTTTATTATAGCATGAAAACAGCGTTCCTGCAACCAATTTTCTGGTTTTCTAATTTTCGCCGTCGTCGTTTGTGGTCAGGTGTGCGGCGTCCGTCTCGGACCAGTGGCCGTGTACCCGCTGCACGCCGACGATGCGCAGCTTGGAATGCAGGAAGTGCTGCTCGCGGTAAAGGCTGAAATAGCTCGACAGCATGTAGGAAACCGCGCATGCCAGCGCAAACAGCGAGACGCACTGCCCGCCGAATACCTCGATGGCAAGGCAGATGGACGCCAGCGGGCTGTTGGTGCAGCCGCAGAACAGCGCAACCATGCCCAGCGCCGCGCCCAGCTGCGGCGGCAGACCCAGCAGCGGCGCGGCCACACAGCCGAACGTCGCGCCGGTGAAGAAGATAGGCACGATCTCACCGCCCTTGAAGCCTGCGCCCAGGGTCAGTGCGGTGAACAGCATCTTTAAAAGGAAGGCGTAGGGAACAGCCTCGCCGTCGATGGCGGCCTCGATGACCGCCGCGCCCGCGCCGTTGTAGTCGGTGGTGCCCAGCAGCTTTGTCAAGGCGATAATGAGCACGCCGCCCGCGGCGACGCGCAGGTAGATGTTCGGGAAGAATTTCCGGTACAGCTTCGGCGTGACGTGGAGCAGCTCACAGAAGAAGATGCTCAGTGCGGCCAGCAGCGCACCCAGGATGATAACGCGGACGAGATTGTCCGGCGTGGGGGCAGCCTCGGCCTGTAAGACGAACGCCTCGGGCGCCAGCCCCATTTTGCCGCTGATGAAAACGCCCAGCAGCGCCGACACCAGACAGGGGAGCAGTGCCGCGTACTGCATGGAGCCGACATCGACGACCTCCAGCGTGAAGATCGTTGCGGCCAGCGGCGTGCCGAAGATGGCCGAGAACGCGCCCGCCATGCCGCACATCGTCATTAAGCGGCAGTCACGGTTTTCTAAGCGCAGCGCCCTGCCGAGCTGCCCGGATACGCTGCCGCCCAGCAGCAGAGCTGCGCCCTCGCGTCCGCTGGACCCGCCGAACAGATGCGTGGCGACGGTGGAAACAAAGATGAGCGGCGCGGTGCGCAGTGTCAGCGGCTTGTGCTCCCGCACGGATACGAAGATTTGGTTCGTAGAGCCGCCGCCATCCGGGTCAAAGCGGTGATACAAAAATACGATAACAAGACCGGCAACGGGCAGCAGGTAAAGCAGCCACGGGTGCGCGCCGCGGGTGGCGTTGGCCCAGTTGAGCGCCAGCCCGAATGCGCCGCCCAACGGGCCTACCACGCAGCCCACCAGCGCCGCCAGCACCAGCCACTTGGCGCACACCGCCTGATACCCCGCCGCGCTGCGCAGATACCGTTTGATCCGCTCCAAGACGACCCCTCCTATGCTATGCAAAATTTGAGATTATTATAGCCTTTTTGTAGGGAAAAGACAACAGAAAAATGAACCGCGGCAGCGCCTTTTGGCAGAGAAAACCGAAGAACATTCCTACGTATGTACCGAATAACAGAAGCGCCGCAGATTTCAATGAATCTGCGGCGCATTCCGATGGTCGAGGTGACAGGACTCGAACTATACACCATGCTTTTAGTGATTAAAAATATAGCGGTATATTGCTATATTTTTTGCTCTATCACATACTTTTTCTATTATTTCATACATTTAAGAAAAAAAGTGTGTACTTTTAGTGTGTACTTTTTAGTCCACCAATCTATCAAAGATTTCTTGTAGGTTTTGTGCTGTCCGTTCGTCATCTCCAGCGATGTAGTGAGAGTATGTGCCGTATGTGTCCATATCCTCGCTATGCCCGACTAGCTGCTTTAATTCGCCAGTCGGCAACTCCTTTGCGATACTCACAAACGTGTGGCGCAGTTCGTAAAGGCTCAGCTCCGGCATGTCATTAGAGCGCTGATAGCGCTGCCAGCGGTGGTAGTAGGTGTGCATGGATGCCATGGGGAAGATGTACTCCTGCTTTCCAGTCACGGCTTTCTGAGCTTCCAGCACGTCCACTGCGCGTCTGGATAGCACTACCGTGCGCAATGCGTTTTCGTTTTTTCCCTGCGTGATTTGACCGTGCGCATTGATTGCCTGCTTCAGTCTGCACAGATTCCCGTCAACGTCTTCCCATCGCAGCCCCCGCATTTCACCGGGGCGCATGCCTGTTAGCACCTGAAACCTATAATAATTTATGTATTCATCATGCACAAATTTTCCGCGCATTATGGTCGTATCTACTTTTAGAAGCGTGTTCAGCGCTTCAACTGTCAAAACGTTCTTTCCTTTTTTTCTGGATGCTGCCGGAATCTGTAACTCTTCAAGCTCAAGCGTTGTCCATTTTGATTTTCGGCAAAAATTCGTAAACTGCTTGCAGTAGCTGGCATAGTTCTGTAACGTCTTTTTGGATAAGGGCTCTTTGCTGTTCCCCTGTGGATGGCGAAACGCATAATCTATAATTTTTTGGAAATCCTGTTCCGTAACGGCTTTTATCGACTTGATCCCGATGGCTGGCAGCAAATGGGAGCGGCCGAACGATGCCATATTTTTGTATTCTGCATCAGACACAAGTTTTTTTTGCTGTAGCAGCTGTTCCCATGCGTCAGAAACCTTAATCCGTTCCGTCTTTACGCCTATGTCAAGCCATTCATCTGCTTTTTTGTTAGCTTCCCTCTGGCCTGTGCGGCCCGGCTTGGCGCTGGTAAACGTCTTGCGCACTCCGTCCTTCTGCACGTTGATTTGCCAACGCCCGGCGCTTTCAATCCATTTTGCGGTATTTGTCCTTTTCATATTGCGGCTCCTTTTTGTGTGTGTTATAATAATGCCGTCAACTTTTTGTGTTGACGGCTCTTTATCCCTTGCTGGTGTGGCACCACCGGCAGGGAATTTTTTATTTTTCCCTTGCGTTATATTCGCCGTCACCTGCCAGAACGGCGGCTTCTCCGGCTTGCAGGCATATTTGCAGGCGGTCAAAGTCCGGCTTGATGCTTTCCGGGCAGGGGTCATCCCCAGTTACGGTATCTATCCGGTAGTTCTGTATTACGGCCTGGCAGACGCGTACACGGCTTTGCATAGACGTATGCGCGTTAGCACACAGCAAATCTATTTGGCCCGCCCAATCGCTCCCGTGCGCCCCACAAAGGATATACAGCAGGCGGCGCTTGTACAGGCTCGGCATCTGAGCGATATAATCAGAAAGTGCCTTGTCTACCTGCTCGTCCGTCCAGTTTGGAGTATCGGTATCGCTGAATGCAGACGGCATCCAGATTCGCTGCAGCCAGCGCCATGGGGATTGTTTGCAGACGGTGAACCACATCAACAGGTCATCGCTTCGGATAGGGGAAAGCCCTTCTTCCCAGTTGCGCACCGTGCGGATGTTCACATCCATCTGCCTGGCTACATATTCTTGCGAAAGCCCGGATTCCAACCGGCACTGCGAAAGAATAAGTCCTTCACGTTCTCGGAAATCAGCTCTACTTTCCATTTCGTCACCCTCAATTTTTTACATGTTTTGCACTTCAAATGTGGTAAAATTTTTCTACCGTATCAATCAAGAAAATATAAAGAAATATTTCTTCAAAAAATGCCGTGGAAATAAATGGAAGATATGGCATAAAAAACATGTTAAGATTCTTACTGTAGTCAGAAAACACAGGAGGAATCAACAATGAATAACGTGGAACGTCTAAAGAATTACCAAACCCGCAATGCGGCAACCATTGAAGCTATGTACCGTGCTGTGCTGCAAGACCGTGCAAGGAGGGAAGCAGACCATGAAGAAACTGCCTGATTTGGATGTTCCACCAAGACACGGGCGCAGAAGACCGAAAAAGCGGATTATAAAGACTTGACAAATGAGTACTTTTGTGAAACTGTTGAAATACAACTGTGAGTTGTGTAAAATACAATCAATGGTTGCCAGAAAACAGCCGGGTGCAATCAATGTTGTAAGATTTCAAAACTCTTTGAGCTAGACCATCTTTTCCAAAAATGTAAGATGTTACAATACCTGCGGCATCTATCGCAGGAACAGTTGGGTTTTCAACAAGCATCCTGCTGTATCTTTCTTTTGCCATATCAAAAATTTGATCTTCAGTAAAGCCGGCTTTTTTTTGGGCTTTCTTTAGTTCCTGCATAATGCCGGGAGCTATAAAAGGATATTGGCAGTTCATATCATAAAAAGGTATTTCAAGCAGCATGGAAAAAGCCGTTTCAAACTTCTTTTCGTCTACCAAAAACTCATACATTGAATATCGTAAATCACGACATTTTTTGGGAGACGAAATTGCTTCCATATATAGTTTATTGTATTTTCCCCATATTAAATCCCGATACGGAATATCTCTTCGAGCATTTACGGCACGGCAAAACTCAGGCAAGTTAAAAGCCACACGAGCGTAAGTCTTTCTATGCCAAAAATAAACATATTCGTTATCTTTTATTTCTTTTTTTCCCTTTTCGGTCAATTTTCCGTTTTCAGCAAATCCCATTGATTCCAGCTTTTTAATAATCGGCCAAACATCATCAACACCATAATCATAATGCCAGAACTTTGCAACAGGCTTTCCGATGGAATATTTCTCTAAATAAGAAAGCATTAAAATTTCTGTTGGCTTTAGGCCATTTTTGTCTGCAATGTCATCGGCGGAAAGCTCCAAGAAATACTCATTTGCACGATCTTCCTGTTCTGCGCGCCGCTTTTCTGCTTGTGCTTTGCAGTAACCAGCGTACTGCTTTGCAATTTCATCTTTAGTCGACTCATGTGTTGTTATGGAAACATTTACTTTTTGTTTCGGTTTCAAAAAGTCAAAAAAGCCCACGATATCACAACCTTATTTAATTTTGGGGGAATCAAAATGAGAAAAGAACCGTTGACAATCACGCAAAAAAGTACGATACTTAGTTTAAGAGAGCAGGCAAAGCAGCTTTTGCGAGAAATACCGCTAAAAGATGCTATTGCAATTTGTAATGAGGTTATAAAGGAGACAAGCAATGCGGGATAGAATTGATGTCTACAACAAGTGCGACGATAGCGAGTACAGGCAGAAAAAGGATGAAGTCATCGAAAAAATGCTGAAACTGATTGAAGTCTCCGGCATGAACTTTTACGATGCACAAAATCTTCCGTTAGAGCTGGACAGAGCTATTGCGGCCAGTGTAATTGCAGCACAGGGAAACACGGCGTTCCGCCCGCACAATGCCTTTAAGAGCCGGATTGATGATGCTCAATAAATGCAGTTACCGCACCCTTTGCAATCGTTTCAATCACAGTAAGAGACACATTGCCCACCGCTGATAAGGTGGGCTTTATTTTTTCCTGCCACGTTTGCTGGTTAGAAACTGATGCAATAAAGTCGTGACCTTTGGGCGTGATATACATAATATAAAAAAACTCTATCGTTCTGAGTTCTTTGTCTATTCGATATTCTGCCACGATATAGCCATTTTCAGCAGCCTGCAAGCAAGAATAAAATATATCTTCCCTGGAATAGCCTTTGCCCCTCATAAAAGATGATTTTTTCAGCTTATCAGGGCTGGAACATTCAAACTCCATACTGCATTTATCATTCAGGAACAAACCGAGCTGTTCTTCAAGACCGAGCATAACATCTCGGACGCAATCAGGATTTATCTTCATTGACTTTCACCTTCTTTGCTGCTGCCATCGCAATTACCATATCAAGACCTTTGCCATCTAAAGTGTCAAGCCACTGATCGATGTCTTCATAGGAATCGAGTTTTAGCCCATCGCTTTGTGCGGGGGGGCTTTTTTTGTTTTCGGAATCCCCGGTCAGGTCGGCAACGGTGACTCCTAGCAAACTAGCAACATCGACTAGCATATGCTCTGGCAAATCGCGCCCGTTTGCTAGCATTTCAGACAAATAGCCACGACTTTTCCCAAGCTCTGTACTAATATGCGTGAAGGCAATTCCTTTTTTCTTTGCTATTTTCTTGGCTTTTTCCACGTATCGCACACAAACCACACCATTTCTTTGTGCATATTGCTAATTCGCTAGAAAATGCTAGAAAACTATTTACATCTAACATAAATGCTAGTATAATAGACAGCATAGAGGGCAACAAAGAACCAAGCCCCCTAAAATTCAGCGGACTAGCTAAAAATATGCTGTTATAAATCTCGCAAGTTCATAGTAGCATATTTTCTAGCAATAGTCAACTAGAAAGGAGCTTTTGCTAGGTGAATATTTCGAAAATTGATGCGCTGTGCCGAAAAAACAATATTTCTCGCACAATCCTTGAGGAACGCGCCGGAATCTCAAACGGCGCACTTGGCAAGTGGGAGAAATCGCCTTACGGTCCTAGCATCACGACGCTAAAGAAAGTGGCTGACTATTTCGGCGTGCCGATTGATTACTTGCTAGCCGATAACTAGAAAGATGAAAGCGTCTGTAAGTGAACTGATCGCAGAAAGAAAGGAGTAACCACCATGACAAACCTTGCTTTTACGGCTCTTATCAAAAGCAAGGGCTACAACAAACAACGCCTTGCAGATGTCTGCGGCTTGTCTAAAACGCAGATGTCAAACCGCATTAACGGCGCCAATGATTGGCGCTGGCCAGAGGTTGGAAAAGCATGCGCCGCACTGGGCATCACGCTTGACGAATTTGCAACGTATTACCCGGTGGCGGATGTGCGCAAATCTTCTGCCGCTATGCCTACCCGTGAAGAGCACATCGACAACGTGCTTGCAGAACTCCGTGCAATCCTTGTTTAGCTATGGATTTGCTCGGCGTTGCGTGGCAGCGGCATGGCAACGATAAGCAGGGGCCAAGCGAAGCTGCGCGTCGTTTCGCAGAGGCTATGCGCCTCCCCGCGGCGCGGCGTTACGCAAACCGTCGCATCGGCATAGATGTGCAAGGCAATGATAAGGAATAGCTATGCATTGCAATGTAAGTACATAGCACAGCAAATGCATAGCTCGGAATAGCTGCGCAAGGCAGAGGCAGGGTGCTGCAATTCGACGCGAAGGCATTGCATTGCGACGCGATGGCATGGAACGGCACGACGTTGCTTGGCATAGGCATAGCATTGCATTGCGACGCAAAGGCGCCGAAAAGCAACCGATTTTATTTAAAAAGGAGACAACCACCATGAAAGTAAAAATCACCCTTTTGGAAGAAGTTCTCGGTTCTTCCCCCAGCAATGAAGAACTTCTCGCAACCTACATTGCCAGCAAGGCCCCAACCAGCGACCTCACCACAGAAGAAGTGGACAACATCAAGGCCCAGAACGCCGAAGACCGCATTACGGTATTCCCCAAAACCGCTGACGGAACGCCGTTCCTGTACGACTATCAGGTGAAAGGCATGTTCAAGGACAGCTGCAAAATGCTTGCTAAGGCGGGCAAGTCGGGCTATCCGGGCGGCAAGGCCTGTGCCGCAATCAAGGCTTACAAACAGGCGATTGACGGCCAGATTTTCGTTTTCCCGCGTGAAATCCCCTACGACCTTCACGGAATGAAGCTGGATTTCTGTGAACGTCCCCTGCGTGCACAGACCCCGATGGGCGAGCGCGTGAGCATCGCCAAGAGCGAGAGCGTCCCCGCAGGGTCAACGGCAGAATTTGAAATTCAGTGCCTTGACCCGAAGCTGGAAGATATGGTGCGCGAATGCCTTGATTATGGCGTCCTGCGTGGGCTGGGTCAGTGGAGAAACAGCGGAAAAGGCCGCTTTGAATGGGAGGAAGTCAAATGATTATGACAAAAAAATACCGCGCCGGTGCAGCAACACCGAACGCGGCAGGAAACAAGTGCATGGAAAAACACTATGACTGTATTGTACCGCTTACCCGCCATCTTGTCAAGCTGGCCATCACTGCAGATTTGGTGCTGCTGCTGGCCGCGCTTGGTTCTCTCAACATCCCCGCCACCATCGCCGCCCTGCTGGCGCTGAATCTGCTGTGCGGACTGTATTTCAAGGAGGCATCTAGCCATGAAAATGTATAAAGGCTTTGACAAAAACCTGAAATGCCGTGATTTTCAGTATGAAATCGGCAAGACCTACGAGGAACCCACCGCCGAACTGTGCGAGAAAGGCTTCCACGCCTGCGAGTACCCGCTGGATGTATTTGGGTACTACGCCCCCGGCGACATGAGCCGCTACTGTGAGGTGGATTTGGACGATGTGAGCGATAAAAAAAGCAACGTAGATAGCAAGCGCTGCGGCAAAAAGATTGCTGTGAAAGCAGAAATCGGCATTGCTGGGCTTGTAAAAGCTGCCGTTGATTTTGTGATGGAAAACATCAAGGATGAAAATAAAGAGGCCAACACGGGCGACTACTCCGCGTCCACCAACACGGGTAACCGCTCCGCGTCCACCAACACGGGCGACTACTCCGCGGCCACC